ACATTGCTCACTCACCAGGTGGACCACTTAATGGTTTGCGTGTACGTATGTGGGACAAGATAGCACGCATCAATAACTTACTAGACTCTGGCGTTAAGCCAAGCAACGAGTCATTGCGTGATTCCTTCTTAGACTTACTCAACTACTCAGCTATTGCAATGATGGTGCTAGATGGTGTGTGGCCAGAGGTTGAGAATGACTGAATACCCAAAGCCAGCTTGGGCTAAAGCCTTAGACATCCAAGCTCAACGCATACTTGATACTGTCAAGACAAGAGAACCTGAAACACAGGACAATGACTGAACTACATCCAGTTGTGTATGACTTAGTGCCAGCGGTGGCTACAACTATTCACCGCAGGTATAAGAACTATGTCGAAAAGGATGACATCAAGCAGGAGTGTATGGCTTGGGCTATGACTCGTTCTTCTTACATCAATGAGCAGATGCTAGAACCTGATGAAGAAAAGCGTAAGCATAATGAAAGCCGTCTTGCCTATCAGATGCGACGTGTAGCAGAACGCTATGCTCGTAAAGAGAAAGCGTTAAAGTCTGGCTATCAGACAACTGATGAGGCTTACTATGAAAGTGCAGGGCTAGGTCAGCTCCTTCCATTTGTTATTGCATCCGTTGTAGATGGCACAGTATTAGAGCAGATACAACAGATGATCCAGGATGGACAACCAAAGGGTAAGTCATCACCATCTGAAGGTGGCAACCTGCTTGCAACTCTTATTGACATCAAGCGTTGCTTCTTGAAGTTAGATGTGCAAGACCAACACCTATTGCGCTTGCGCCACTTTGATAACTACACACTGCAACAGATAGCAGGGCAGTTGGAGTGTGCTGTATCTACCGCAGATCGTAGATGCCAGCAGGCATTACGCAGGCTGATTGAATTGCTAGGAGGTCCTAGTCCGTGGCAATGACACGCGAAGACTTAATCATTGTTCTCAGAGACGAGTTAATTTTTTCTGGTCGTTGGGACATAGAAGATTTGCCAGGAGATTTTGAAATGAACCTCTCAATAGAGATGGCACTTCAAACGAATGGGTGGAAACTCAAAAGATGAACGAAGAGTTATTATTTACCTTCTTGCAGCAGAGTTTGTACCCAGATTTAGTAAAGTCTGAGGGCATCTATGATGCCTATGACTGTATCTCTAAGCAAGCAGGTCACTACATAGAGTTGAAGTGTCGCTACACTCACTACGATACGCTGCTAATTGAAGAGATGAAGTATCGCAAGCTGATAACGCAGGCAGCAGAGCGTGATCTTATCCCGTTCTACATTAACTCGACACCGAAAGGTGTCTTTTCTTTTGACCTGATGGATGTACCTGAACCTGAGTGGCTCAGTCATTGGATGCCAGCGACAACAGAGTTTGCACGTTCTAATAAGGTCAGGAAGTTAGTAGGGTACTTACCAATAGATGAGGCAGTACAACTATGATGTATGACTATCGTTGCACAGAGTGCAATAGTGAATTAACTATTGAGCGTAGCATCCACGATGAACCGCGTTCACCTACCTGCTTTGAGTGTCACGTAGAGATGGTGCGTAAGTTTGATGCACCCTCCATCCAATTTAAGGGAAGTGGTTTTTATGCAAACGGAGGATAAGTACCCCAACTGGTTCAAGATAACAGCTCAGGAAAACTTTGAGCGGTTCCTAATTCCATTAGCCGGTCAAGATAATTTGACCTTCCTGCAACTGGGTGCATACACAGGGGACGCTAGTGTGTGGATGCTAGAGAATGTACTGACCGGTCATAACTCTATCCTCATTGACGTTGACACTTGGCAAGGTAGTGATGAAGAGATCCACAAAGAGATGGACTTCTCAGATGTTGAAGCTACCTATGATGCGAAGGTAAAGGGCAGAGCATCTAAGAATAAGATGACCACAGTTAGTTACCTGTTGAAGAATAGTTTTGATTATGACTTTGTCTATGTTGATGCTGACCACACCGCAGCAAGCGCGTTGATAGATGGTGAGCTGGCGTGGCAGTATCTAAAACCTAACGGCATCCTTGCCTTTGATGATTACACCTGGGGTTCTCATCTACCTGCACACCTTGCACCTAAGATGGGTGTTGGCCTCTTCCTCCACCGCTATCAAGGTCAGTTTGAAACCCTTGTAGTTAATGGACAAGTGTGGTTGCGTAAGTTATAGTTAAGCTAGGTAGTCAGATACTACCGAGTGCTAGCAAGAAGCCCCCGCCAGTTACGGCGAGGGCTTTTTGTTTGCTAGGAAAGGGTTAGAAACCTAGCAATTCTTAGTACCAGCGTCCTCCGTTTGCTGCGAGAGCGCGACAGAAACTTCCTCGATAACGGTGTTCAACGTATCGTACAGCGTGAAGGATTTGTAATTCAGGCTCTCCACTACGCTCTCTAAGGAGCTGAGCAATTCCGAAAGCTGAGCTAATTGGTTTGCCCGCAGAGTCTCTTGGGCGAGCAAGGTGGTCGAACCTGGACTCACGGGTCCAAAGTGTGACCGCACATCTGATCTGGTTGTCGTTGTAACCGAGTGCGTTGAGGTAACTAATTGCAAGTGCTTTGTTCTCACGCTTCTCCTCCATTGTGGCGTTTGTTCTTTCGACTACGCTTAGGTCTTTTGGTAGATCTACTACGCTTTGGTCCGGAGCGAACACCCATAGTAACGCTAACACGGGTATTGCTAGCAACCCAATTCTTACCTTCGTCCTCATCTCTCTCCTTCTCTTGTGCTAATAGATCCCTATACACGTTCGGATAGAGGTGAGACAGGCGCACCAGCGCACGATCTCTCGCCCTCCGGTAATTACGATAGTGAATAGCCTGCTTACCGCTGACCTCTTTACTCTCCATTGATCTTGTCCTCCCACACTATAAGCCCATAGGCTATCACCATTACTACGATTATCCCAAGCCAGTAGATCATAAGCTCGCTGCCCTTACTATCTCTGTTATGTCTAGCGTCTGCCCTACTAAATGGGCATCCTCCTCATCACTATCCCACGCAGATACCAGCAGGCGTGAGCCTGCCGGTGCGTGAGTGAGCCATTGAATGGCTTGTCCTGCATTAGCCCCGCCCCAAGTGTTATCACCATCCGGCTCTACCACTTCATAGAACAGGATCAGGTCAGACTTCTTTGGGTGTATGGTGTAGATGTTACTCATTCTCTCGTCCCCTTTCATTGAGCAGGGTTGGCATTGCTGGTACTCCCACTCTCGGCTGAAGCTATCCTTCTCTTGATTACAGGTTATGCACTTACTCATTACCCTCCTCCTCCTCTATCCCAAACAGGCGCGATAGCGCACTATTCGCCCTCTCTAGGTTCTTAATAGCTCGCGCTATCTCCTGTTGCTGTATGTCTATCTCTGCTTGGTTAAGGCATAGATTTACCTTAGCCTTTAGATACTCCTCGTTCATTACGCTATCTCCTTTACACAATCAGGGTATGGGTACTCGTGTGGATCTAAGTCCTCGCAGGTACAAAAGCCGAACCTCTCTACCTGTGTGGTGTGTGTTAGATCTGCTAACTCTGACCAGCTAATTGACTCGCTCATTGCTGTCCTCCTCCGGTAGTACTCTACCCTTGAACTCACTACTAACTGCCTTAACCTCGTCCTCACCTGTAAAGATGTAGTCCCAATCCCAACGACGCGGATCTCCGTCGTAAGTCTTTATCTCTAGTGTTACCAACCACTTATCCTTCATTTAGCTCTACCTCTCCGTCATCTAGTATTAGAGTTACTGTTATGTCATTGATAACTGTCTCGTCTATCTTGCCGATCTCGTCCTCAATGTTGTTCATACCATTGATAACCGCTTGCTCATACGCCTCGCCACTTAGGTTTCCCGTAGTATCATCTAACTCTAGGCATACGTTAGTAGTAATTGTTAAGTAATCAGTTATGAAAGTAACACGGTAGTCGTAGCTCACAGCCCCTCCTCCTCACACAATTGCTCGTGCGCTTCTAGTACGAGATCCGGTACATCATTACTATCAATGAAGTCATCACCCTTAAACCACTCTGTGTGCGTGCCGTACTCTCCTACATAAGTACGCACTAGATACTCACCTAGCTGCCACTCGTACTTACTCTCTGTGATTTCCATACTCATTTGCTTTCCTCCTTGTAGTCTTTTAGTGCCTCGTCTGCTTGCTCTGCTATCTCCTCTGATCCACAGCCCTGCCAGTACTCTGCCTTCTCTGCTCTACGGATAGCGTCCTCCCACGCCTCTTCAGGGTAAGGCTTTCCCTCTAGCTTGTCCTCTAACGCTGTCTCTGCATACTCCTTGTCCCAATAGGCAACGAGCAACTGATCCTCCGGCTTGTAGTCACGCTGCAACTGTTCGATTAACTCTTTTACTTTCATTTATTTTCCCTCCTCCTCATTGTGCCAGTATTTAACAATAGTGTTGAGCGTATTGTGGATAACACAATCGCACTCTCCCCCCATAGCGTCATCAAACTCTAGGTGAGAATAGTTATCCTCGTAAATCTCATTGACTAGCTCGTTAATAGTCTCCATTACGCTACCTCCCCTACGATAATTACTTTATCGCTCTCGTATCTCTGACAGTATGCTTTCGCTACCGCGAAAGAGCTAAAGGTTAAGCGAAAGTCTGTTTCCGCGTTAAACCATACTCTCCCGGCTCTCCACTCACCGGGCTTAATGCGGTAAGCGTAGTATTGACCGCTTACTGTCTCCCTCAATTGTGTGCCGGTAATGCTCGCGCTCTTCCACTCTAGTTTTACCGGTGACTTAATAGCTTTCATTACGCTACCTCTCTCTCTTTACAGGTATTGCATACAATTCCCTCGCCTAGCTTGATCGTGTAACTAGGTAACCTCTCACCATTACGCAAGGTAATAAATAAACCGTCGTGAGTACCGCATTTAACGCAACTAGCTTTCGCCCTCTTACTCATAATCTAACCCTTTCACTATCTATCTCACTAACCTTTAGTAAGATAGTACCTTACTCTACCGCATAACAGTAGAATAAGATACTACCGCACTAACTAATCTTTATAGCGCATAGGCATAAGCAAGGCACGCCATAAGATCTTATCGCTCGTAATTCTTACCCGCATAGGCTTGCTATCGCCGTAAAAGTACACCTTGATAGCTGCACCCTTGCCCGCGATCTTTGCGTAATCGGTAAAGAATGCAGGGTTAAAGGCTACGCCCTCAATAGGGCTAGGCTCTCCCTCGCTATCGGTGAATAGCTGCTCTGTAGGCGGGAAAGTACCGCCTAACAGGGACACAGTAAGGCTATCGCCTAGTGAGCTAACAGTAAGGCTATCGCCTAACCGATTAAGTGCTACACGATTAGGCTTATGCTCTTTCGCTAGTGTAATGATCCGCTTGACGTCATCTAATGCAATTAACGCCTTGTCTAAGCTACCCTCTAATGCTCTCGCTTGCCCCTCAATTAAGCGGTAGCGATCCGTAGCGCGTGCAACTAATAGCCCGCCCCCGCCCTCTACCTCTACCGCGTTAAGCGTAGGGAGTGACTTATCGCGCCCCGCGTGAGAGCTTACGCCCTCTAATAGCGTGAGCAGCTGCCCGCCCTCTAGCTCTAAGGCGTTAAGGCTCTCGCCTGCCGTAATGATCTTATTCTCTTCCATTGTGTCCATTTATTTACCCTTATTCTCTTAGTTTATCCGGCTAGGTACCGGCTACCGCGAGAGGGTACGAGCTGCACCCGCACCCTACCGGATAGTCACCTACCTAGTGAAAGTTACACGCACTCCAACATAGATCCGAGACAGATACGCCCCTCCTCGGTTATCCATACGTTACCGCTTATCCATACAAGCCCGGCAATTAATAGCCCGATAGCTATACCGGCGATAAGGTTACCGCGCTTAGATAGCTCTCTCATTACTCTGCACTCTCCAACTCTTCTTCAAGGTCATTTATTACGGTAGAGACTAGCTCACCATAATAAAGGTGTAAATCTAAGATCATAAGGCGGATTATGTCCGTATCCCCCTCGTAACCATACTCTGCAGCTCCGCGGTTATCGTAATCATTAGGCATAGCTGCCCACTCTTCTAGTATGCGGTTATTATAAACAGGCACATAGTTATCAACTAGCTCGTGAGAGCGCTCCTTGATCTCATCAAGGCTCTGCCCGTTAGTGATCTCTTGCTTAATCTCTTGCATAATCTCGTCGTAAGTAGTCATTTAATTATTCTCCTTTATTGTAAGCGTAAGCGAATTTACTTAAATAGTTGAGGTCACACTCTGCAGCTATAGCGTGAGACTCTCCACAGAATAGCCCGGCTACTGTAGTGCTACACCACTCC